TTTCATCCAACCGAAGCAAGAAAACATATATGGAAACGAGATAAAGGAAGATGTAATGATTGTGGAGAACAATGTACACGACGCACTTGGGACTTAGACCACGTTAAACCATTAATGGAACAAAAGGGAATTAAAGCCAATAAGTTAGATTGGTCTTACTATGAGTTACATAACATGCAAACCTTATGCCGTCCTTGTCATAAGAAAAAAACTAAACAAGATATGAAAAATAATGCTTGACATTGATGTAATTTATGTGTATATTACATCGGATAAACAAATAGGTTATCGTTCTCCAAAGAATTGAATCTCATTAATGAGGTTCTATATGGGGTGTAGTTCTTTCTTCCTTTCTTCTACGCCCCTAAAATTTAATTAAACATAAGAGGTTACCAATGAATAATAAAATAGATATGGCACAATTTATGAAAGATTGTATGCTAACTAATAATGATAAAAAACAAATGAGATCACTTGACAATAAAACAATGAAATCTGATCCTAATTACCAAAGTAATAAACGAGTAAATCTTGAGTATTATGCTGAAGATGAACTTGAAGATGTTGGCGTGGATGATTATTCCGATTGTGATGGTCGTGAAGAATTAGAAACACTTGGTGATGCTGGAATGGATGTATATCAATAACACTTAAACTCTAAACGATTTTTATTAATATGGTACTATTTATGGATACGTATGGAAATAACAGAAAAGAAAATCGTAAACGTTTTAACCACTATTATGACTAGATTAGATGATTTGGAATTTGCACAACACCGACATAAAGAAATGTTCTATGTGGTCAAAAAAAGATTATTAGAATTAAATGATAATCTAAATGATATATTAGATGTTGTTGAAGATGCAGATATGGAAATGGTTGATGAAGTAAAATCCAAGTATTCCGAATTACGAAGTTGGGTTGATAATGAATTGGATGGGGAAGAAACTGATTTTGATGACGAAGACGCTAGACAATTAATGAATCAAATAGTTGGAGAATCTTAATGGATGAATTTTTAGCATTTCTACAAGAAGTGCGAGATTTATTATTGATAATAGAAGAAGATAAAGATTTAACTTACATTACTGAAGTGATAGAGAAAGTAGAAGAAGAAATAAAAATAATAGAAGAATCTTAATTGTTACATTACATAATAACCGTTTTACTTGGAATTATTGCACTTTGCACAAGTGTAATAACTTTCTACGCATTGAAACGAATTACCAACTACGAATTAATAATACTGAACATAAACACTACTATAGAATCAATAAAACATCAACTTAAACTAATAGACGATAAAGGCACATTCGAGTCCGATGATGAAGTTGGTTTCTTTTTTCAAGAAGTCAAACAACTTGGACATCAATTAGAACAATTATTTGAAACCGAGGTTGATGATGGCGATAGTAAAAAAGATAGTAAAGAAGAGAAAAAAGAAAAGTAAGATTTATTTTGGTACACCCGTACATGATGCAATTGTAAAATATAACAGGTCTGAAGATATACCATTCAGACATAAAGTATACACGGAAGAGATTCATACTGCTTTCTTAAAGTTAGCAGAGAATATAATTAATACCTTTAAGTTTAGTTACTTCAGTTATGGATTCAGAGACTTACAGGAAGAAGTAGTTTCTAATTTAGTTATTAATATGCATAAGTTTGATGAGACTAAAGGCAGTAAGGCATTTAGTTATTTTAGTGTGGTGGCTAAAAACTATTTAATACTAAATAACAACGCTAACTATAAGAAGTTAAAAATTCATGATGATATTGATACTCTTTATACTCACGGTGTTGATGATGATGTTATAGAAAAATCACCAGCCATTGATGTATTTAAAAAGACACTAACTTATTTTGAAAATCATTTAGAAAGTTTATTTCCTAAACAACAAGATAAAGATGTTGCGGAATCCATATTATTTTTATGTAGGAATAAAGATAACATTGATAACTTTAATAAGAAAGCTTTATATATAATGATACGAGAAATGACAGATGTAAAGACATCTAAGATAACTCAGGTATCTAATGTGTTTCGTAAAATATACCCAAAAATACAACAAGAAGTTCTCATTAAAGGACATATAGAGCATTTAATAAGCACAGGTTCTTTGTAACAACTTTCTAATCATTCTATATTTATTATTAGAATGCTATGGAAAAAGACTTTAAAATATTCGGTGATAAGAACTTCTCTGATTTATCCCAAGAGATATACGAGAATTCTAAATTAAAGAAAACTCAAATTGAGCTTTTAGTCCAAGAGGTACATGGTTACATACAAGGTATCGAGGATATTGCTATCGTGGGTCCTATATTAAAAGAACTTCTTGATGTCGGTGTCAAGAATGATGATAATCTATTAAAGTTAGCAACCGTAATCCAACGTATCATGAGCAAACATCAAGTAGTTGATGATAGTGATGTTGGTTTATTAAGTGAAGATGAAAAAGAAGAATTGATGAATTCACTTGAAGATGCTGCCTCGGAATTACAAAAAAAATCAGATGATATTGATATAAGTAAAATTAAAGAAAAGTACAATTCATAATGGCAAACGAACACCCACAACAATCAAATGTTCTTGGTCAGGTAAATTTAGACTCAGTACCTTTACCTGAATTTACATTTCATCATGGTCATGTTGAAAAGGTAGTATTGGAATCAAATGATTTGAATTCATTTGGTTATCCCGTATATGGTGCTCCATCCGATGTAAGTCAATGTATTCTTTTAAAACCAACTTATGGTGGTCATTCTGGTTTTAATTTACCATCAAATTCTTTAAAAGGAATGGTGTTGGCTCAACCTTTGTTGCGTGGGTTTGCTGATTCTATAGCTCGTGGTGATTCGGTAATCTACATGAATCTAGGTAGTAAGTTTTATTACTTAGGGCCGATTAACACTTTAAACAATCCAAATTATAGTCCTGATACATTACATAGAAAAGATTTAAATCCAAATAGAGTAGTATTGGATGATAGAAAAGATAGTGAAGATGGATACAATATAAATTTTATAAAAAGAGCAATCAATAGAATTACTAAAATAAAAAATATAATTTTAGATAGACCTTATGATACTGGAATAGGAGAGGTTGGTTCTGATGCTGAGGTAGAATCAAATGTATCCGATTTAACTCTTGAAGGTAGACACGGTAATTCAATTCAACTTGGTTATAGATTTATAAACCCATACAGTATATTTAGAAATAATAGTTCAAGTGGAAACAATGGTTCTGTTTTAGGTATGTTATCATTAGGAACAATACCTGATTATTTCCCATCAACTGAAGTAGATGAAGCAGGAAATACAATACCTTATCAATTATCAGTAGATAAAGTAGTAAAAGAAACTGGCTATATTGGTTATCCAATAAACGCTGGTAATGATAAAAAGTATACTCCACGAGAGGATGCGTTTAATATTAACTATGGAACAGTAGAAAACGAAGCTGAACTACAAACTGATTTTGATCAAATAATAATGTTTTCTGATAGGATTACATTTGATGCACAAAATAATGATTTTACGGTTTCAGCAAAACGTAATATTAACTTTGGTGCTGGTGAAAATCTAACAATAACAAATAAAGGATTCTCAGTTATTGAATCAGAGAATATTTATATAGGAAAGGAAGCAAAGAATAAAGCTCAACCAATGGTATTGGGAGATGAGCTAAGAATATTATTATTGGATATTATGAATATATTACAAAATTCAAGAGCATTAGTACAAGGTGTACCTATTCCACTTGTTAAGCAAGATACAAGTCCAATGGCTCTTGATATACAAGTAATAATAGATGCATTACAACCAAGAACTTTAAGTGGTGATCCTGAATTACCACAACCGGGTAATACAAAATTTTTAAGTCAATACCATTATGTAGAGCAGAATGTTAGACCATAATAAACACAGGAGTAAAAAATGAAGTTATCTATATTTAAGAAAATGATCAGAGAAGTAATAAGAGAAGAGTTAGATTATAAATTTAGTCGGCTTAGTAAAGAGTTAAAAGAAGTAGTAGTTAAGAGTAATACTAATGATCTAAATAAAGCTAGAACTCACACGACACAAGATACAAGTTTGAAAACCATGATGATGGATTCGACTGGTACCGATTCCAACGTTCCCATAACCAAAGGCAACGTTTCTGTTCCCAAGACAAGTAATAATGTTTTGAATGATTTACTTGAAGAAACTGCTCAATCCGATGATTGGAAAAGTGTTCGGGGAACGGGTCAAGAAGTTCAATCCGTACAAGATAATACAGAAGCATTACCTAACCATTTGGCAGAAGCATTAACTAAGGATTATTCCGCGATGTTAAAATCAGTAGAAAAAAAGGATAACTTTAAAAATGGGGCTTAAAGACGAAATATTTGAAGCTTTAGTAGGTAATATTCAACCAGATAATCCTGGTGAAAACTTTAGCTTTTCCGATGCCGCTGTTGATAAGGTAGATGTTTTGGCACAAGGTTTAACTGATGCTATTATTACGTTTATAGAAGCTCAAACATTTATGATTACGGAAGCCGAAGCTACAATTCAGATACCACCCATATCTAGTACTGTTCTAAATCCAGTACCAGTAGCTGGTGCTCTTGGAGTTGGTGTTACCACAGCACCAATAGTTGCAGTTAGTCCAGTAATATTATCAAAAGCTGTACTTTTAAAAGATGGAGCTCCGTCAAATCAATCACCTGAAGCAGCTGCTAAAGCACAAAGTTCTAAGGTTAAATTAATAAACACGGTGAAAAAATAAAATGCCAATACTTGATAAAAGAAAAAATCAATTTATTGAAGACCAAGATACACGAGTAAGTGTTGGAATTGATTTTCCATTCGCGCGTGTGCCAAATCAAGATGGGTATTTTGCTACAACCAAGACTACTGTTGAGTCGATTAAAAATAATATAAAACTATTATTACAAACCGAACAAGGTGAAAGAGTTTTCCAACCATCATTAGGGATGAATTTAAAAAGATTATTATTCGAACAAATAACAGAAGATACTACAATAGAAATTGA